TAATGTATTACTTCTATTGTTTGCGCTTAAATTGGTATTTTTTATACTTTTGCGAAAAATTAATTGTCCTGTGGTGTAATTGGCAACACGTCTGACTCTGAATCAGAAGAGTTCAGGTTCGAAACCTGACAGGACAACTTGATAATGAAAGAGTTCCGGCATTATATTGGAACTCTTTTTTATTTTCTTACACACAATTTACACACAACCTTTAAATATTGTATTTAATTAAGTTCAATTTCAAATGTTTTGATTGCAGAATTCAGCCGGTTTGCTTTTGTAAGAGTTCCCTTAACATTTGTTGAATCGGTTATTTTAAACTCATTTTCAGTTTCAGGCACAATTACAAAGCGGGTTACAGTGTACATCCTGTAATTTAATTCAAGGTCGTAATATTCTGATTGTTTTGGAAGAAGTTTAAAAGAAACAACCAGCTTTTCAATATTTGCAGTTAATTCTTTCGATTCAGATTTACCACCCCCAGCAGGTATTGGCTGAAGGTTATCTTCCCTCACTACATCACCGTCTTTGTCAAGGCAAAATACAGTAACTTCCCATAAAGTGCCATCGAGATATTGAAAATCGGGGTCGCTATCTGATTCCATTGCATTAACAAGTTGGTAGGTGGTAGGAGTTGGTTCGTCTTTGGAGCATGACAGCAATAGCGCTGCTACGAAAATGATTGTAATTAGTTTTTTCATGATGAAAAGGTTTTTAGGTTATTAGTTTTCAAATCTATAAAATTTACACAAACATTCCCTGATTTAAATAAAAAAAGGGCAGCCAAAAAACCACCCTCTTAATGAAAAACGTTAACACTTGTAAACGCTTGTGGAAGTCCTGCAATTTACTAAAATTTTAATTCGATACTGAAAGAAAGTCCCGGAATAATTCCCAATCTTTTCCATTCCATTTTTCACAAGAAATACAATTTTTCAAAGGAATGTTTTTAAACGAAGCATACCATTCCTTTGGGATAGCGATTTGAAGTATTTAGCATCAAGGATTTTGAATTTGTACAGGTCATTTGCAATTGAAATTAAGGCTGAATTGTTATTGCTGATAAGTTCAAATGTCTTATCCCAATATGCCTGTAAATTTTGAACATCGGTTATTCCATAGCCAAAAAAGTGATCTATTATTCGTTCAAAGTCCCTTACAGCACCCGGCCAATTATATTTCCCTATATAAAATGCCTGGCCTATAATACCGGCCATTGAGACCGAAACCAAATAATCAAGTTGCTTTTGTACGCTCCAATCTTCAAGATCGCCTATGTAACTGGTAAAATCATAATGCTCATTTGTATCGTGCCATTCTGATTCATTATGTCCAAGCGAATTTTGAACTTCGTTTGGTATAATTGAAACCTCTTTGCTTGGAATTCCATACAATAAGTTAATTAAAGCGTGTCCGGCTTCATGGTATGCGGTTGATAAATCTTCGTTGTCACCTATCTTTTTTAGTTTCGTGACTTTAATAATTTTCTTGAATTCCATTCTATCCATTGTTACACATTTTAAGGAAATACCAAATTTACCCGATTTCGGCCAATTTTTCAAACTGCAACGCCAAAGAATTTAATTATCGCTGAAACATACAGGTCCATTTTCTGCATGAACATCTTCTTTGAAAAAATCTTGTAATAGTTCCCAATGAAACATCAATTTTTCACGGTCTTTGATTGGCAGTTCAGTATACATTTCTGCGGTGATGAAGTTTCGAAATACAAGCTGCAAACTGGTGGATAATTCCTCTGAAGTTGCAAACTGCAACAAATAATCTTTTGAATTTTTCTCTTTGATCATGTCATTTAGTTTTAATTGTACTATATAAATCTAATAAAAATTATTGATGTAACAATCAGATTATCTGTATTTTACAACTGTTTGGCAAAATAGTTTAGATATCATCTTTCTGACCTTCACATATTTGCTCGACTTCTTTTTTAAGTGTTGATTATGTTGATTTTTAGCCAACTCAAAAATCTTTGACAAAGCAGTAATCTTCTGACTTTCACAGATTTGCTTTGTTTAAATCACAGTAACCCTTTTATCAGCTTTTTGTTATCTTCCAACCAATACGGCTTGTTTTTCATTGATTCCAGCATCGAACCGTTCTTTTCCATGAACTTATTGAAGTTTTCGGGCAATTCTCCGATAGTATTGACTTCTACTTTCTCTCCATTCAGCTTCTTAATAAAATCGCCCTTATCCATTCTTAACGGAATCACAAAGCAATAGCACTGAGGATGCCAACTGGTAAACAGGAATGACTTTGGATATTGACCTTTCAATTCATCGCAAATATCTGTGATCCCGTGTTGGTGCGACAACTTCACTTCAAAGCCAAGAACAAAATCCTGAGTTTTCCATCTTTCGTGGTCAGCTGTTCTGTAAGCCATGTTTGTTTCAGAACGTGCAACCCTCATAGCGTTTTTAAATGATGAACGGTAAACGCCATACCCTGGCTTTAATTTTTTTGCTGCCTGACTGAGCCTTAAATCTCCCTGCACATCCCGAACCTGACGAAACAGATTATCGGGGTTTTTAAGGTAGCCTTTTATCTGCCCTGCAATTTCGGCTGCACTCTTTCCATCTGCCATACCTATAAGTAAATTCGCTTCCAGTTCATCCCTGAAACGGTCTGAGATAATCCAAATCCGGTCTGACAATGTTCTGCTGTTTCGGGTCCTTCCAACAAATGCATTCATTGCTTCGGTATTTCTACCCATCATTGCTGGCTGTTGGTTTTTGAACTGGTCAAGTCCCTTGAAAAAATACGTTACCAATTCGTCATTCATTTCGTTGGCTATTCCCCAAGACGATTTGACTGCTGAATTGGTAACTTCAAACAATTCAGAATAAAACCCCTGCATCATTTCGGTTAACTCGGCATTCAGTTTCTTATTTGTCGAGAATTGGAAATTGTCGTTATAACTTATAATTGGACTATTCGCGTACTTATTAACAAACTTCTTTATTAATCTGTCAAAAGCTAATTGAATTTGCTTTTCGTAATAAGCTGCACTTGCAAGGTGTTTATTTCTATATTCCGATTCTATGGTCATTGCTCATCATTTTTAATAATAATTGTAACTTTCTTGTCTGTTACCGTAAAATCTACCGCCCTTTGATAAAACGAAACTTCAATATTCATGTCGGCTGGCTCTTTCCACATGTGTAACGCGTCCGAAAATTCAGGTATTTCAGCCTTCCATTTGTTGATTGTCGAACTTTGCTTTGCGATTTCTTCAACCGTAAATTACTGAATAGCAAGACCTCTCGCCCAATTCTTGTGGATTTCTCCCCCAAGGTTCTTAGTGTCCGAAAACTTTTGATAGCTCGCCAATGATTCAAGTTGCAGCGGGAACGGATTTCTTTTGTCCTTCAATGATAAATTCCTGCACATCAAAGCCAGCTTCATTCATCCAAATTGCGATGTTTCCCCTGTGACATTCTTCTTGCAGTTTTTCGTAACAAAGTAAAACAACATCTTTCCCATCACTGATTTGTTCAAGGTCAGCATAAACCTGAGCCTGTTTCAGTACACCAAGAACTTTCTTTGAATACTCTTTGTTAAAAACTTCATCAGACATTGATTTGTCCATCATGTACGGCATTGGTGCAAGACTTAACAATCTGTCACCTTTATAATACCACGGAACATTAAGACAAACAGCAATCGTTTTCAATCCTGCCTTTCTGTAATTTTTCACCTGTGCAAAATAACCTGTATAGATTTTCATATCTGTAATTTACATTAAATCTAATAAAATTTATTGAGATAACAATCTGATTTACTGTATTTTGCAACTGTTTTCATAATTTCCTAATTTAATCGTTCTACAATGGTTGCATTTAATTTAATCAAACCGTCATTGCTTTCAGTATAAGTGCTTAGAATCGACTTGGTGTCGTCTGGTATTCCTGCTAATCGATTGGAGAGTATTTTGTATAGCTCCTTTGTTTTGGAGTTGATTTCAGAAATGATGTCAATTGCTTTTTGTTGAACTTCGTTCTCAATATACACGGTGCAAAGTTCTTTTAGTTTTGATTTGCTCACTTCATTAAATTCAACAGTCCCGGACTTGCTTACTTCAAACAGCGTATAATCCTGCATCAAGCTGTACTGCGTATATTGGCGTGCAATGTTGAAGGTATTCTGAATCTCTTGAATTTTAACTCCAAGCTCTGCGATCGTTGCATCAATTTCTTCTTCCATTTTCCCAAAGAAGAAAACAGGTACATTCATCAATTTTAATGTTTTCAATAAATCGTTTTTAAGCGATTCTTGCAGTTCAGATGTGTTTTCTATCGCCTGTAACATTAATTCTTTACTGAAAGGGACCTTTAGTTTCATAGAGGCATAAAATGCTGCAAACTCATTAAGAGGTTTTATCAGTGATTGCAGTACGTGCAGATTTTCGCTGTACCAGATCGCATCGAAAAAATATTCTTGCTTTTTCATGTTTACCATTTCTTATCTGTTTTGGCTGCCCACGCTGATATTTCTCTATCAACGTTACTTGTAGTAAGGCTCTCAATTCTCTCCATTAATTCACTTTTGCCCTCTGTTGCAAGAGCATCTTTTAACAGGTCGTTTAAAACCTGCTTTTTTTCTTCAACTGTTAAATTTGTAATTTCCATAATTTCTATTTTTTAAAATGGTTGTGTAATGTCGTGTTGCAATTCTGAAAAGCGTGTCATTTCTGAATTACAAAAAATATCCATGTTGCCAGTTTGCCCCCTTCTATGTTTTTCGACTATAAAACGAATCTGACTATTTTCCATTTTTTGCAAAAAGCACACTAAATCTGCATCCTGTTCAATTGCGCCTGATTCCCTTAAATGGGACAATTTAGGCGTTTCCCCTTCTGCACCCCTGTTGAGTTGAGAAAGTGCCAGAATCGGGATATTTTCGGCCAATGCCGTGGTTTTAAGTGTTCGGGATATTTCAGAAACTTCCAGTTCCCGAATTGCTTTCGATTGTGAGGATTTTACCAACTGCAAATAATCAACAATTGCAAAATCACATTTTCCGTTTTTACGGTTCTTCCTGATCGTGGCCTGTATCTGATTTACATTCATTCCGCTTGCATCCCGAAAAATGACAGGTAGGTTTTCAAGGCTTGCAACTGCATTGTTTAATTTATGCCAGTCGGACTTCTGCAAATATCCATCCCTTATACTGCTTCTGTAAACTCCGCTTTCTGTTGCTAAGAGGATCCGGGCTAAATCTTCTTTGTTCATCTCTAAGGAAAAGATATTTACCCAATGTCCGGCTTTGGCTGCTTCAAGTGCGAAGTATAACGCAAAGGACGTTTTCCCAACTCCGGGGCGTGCTGCCAAAACAATAAGGTTGCCGCCTCTCCAACCGCCTGTATTTATGTTTAGTGAATCAAATCCTGTTGTTATGCCGGGAGTTTTATTTTCGTTTGCTTTGGCGCAATCTGCCTCAATTTCTTTGAGTGTGTTTTTAAGTACGTTTTTAAATGAAGTTCCAGAATCTGCGACTGTAAACACGTTCTCCAGTTCATCGCCAAATCTTCGCCAACTGTTGCTTAATATTTCCGTGTCCTCATCGCTGTAAGCCATTTTTAGCATCTCACTTGACCGGGCGATCATTTGCCTTGCAAAATACTTTTGTGCTATAATTCGGGCGTGTGCTTCAATGTGAGCGGAACTTACTACCCTTCTTGTCAGTCCTGTGATAATTGCAGGATTCAATATTTCATTTAATTGTCCTGACTTGTGTAATTGTTGGGTAACTGTTAATAAATCGACTGGACTGTTATTTTTTGAAAGTTGTTTAATCGCTTCATAAATCTTCTGGTGTTCGTCTTTATAAAAACTTTGGGTGTCGATTATACCTGAAACATTTGAGTAAGCATCTCTTTCGAGCATCAATGCACCCAGAACCGCTTCTTCTACTTCAATGGCCTGTGGTGGTATTTGTCCGTACATTTCAAAATCGTTATTTGTTTTCATCTTTTTAATCCTGTTGCTGGTCCAACTGCTTTGTGTGCGTGTCCGTTGGTGGACTTGTTTTCTGGTTTAAACCAAACGCTTTGACATTTCTGTTTCCAGTTTTTAACTTGTTTCCCTGTTGTATCTTTCCAACTTGCAACCGAATAATGGTTAAAAGCTCGATTTGCCAATTCGGAACTAAAGCCATTAACAACAAAATATTTTTCAAACTCATCCAATAAAGGCGGTTGAAAACGGTTAGTTTTTTCCTCTCTCTTATTTCTTATATTCTTATATTCTTTAGTTGTGGTTAGTTGTTGGTTAGTTGTTGGTTGTTCACTTGGTTGTTTTGTTGGTTGTTCATCTTCGTTTATGGATTGATAACTATCCCATTTACAGATTGTTATGATACTAAATTTGTTGGTTGTTTTGATGGTTATTTCCTTGGTGGATTTTAGGCGAGTTAGCGAAGTGCGAATTTCCTGTTCTGATAACTTTAATTCTTTGGCTAATTGCTTCCTTCCAGTAATCAGTTGCCCAGGCTTAATCGTTACACCATGCCAATCTTTTTGCTCAAAATTGGCTTTCAATAGGATATGAAGAAACAATCTGAATGTATTTGGTTCATCGTACCATTGCCAATCAACTAACTGTCTATGTAGCTTTACCCAACTCATAGCATTAAATATTTCTCGATTAGAAACGGCTTTTTAAGCAACTCTCTGTATAAACTAATCCAACCACCCATGACTAAAAATTACTGGTATAGAACCCGGCTCCGTGCTTACTGACAGGACAAATTCCACTCCCTACCCTTACAATTTTTCCTTGTTCCTGCCACTTGCTTATAAATCTGCAAATATTCGATCTCAGGATGCCAGTTTCAAACGATACTTCCAACATTGTCTTTGGCTTGCGAAATGCTGCTAAAACAATCATCCTTTGGCTGTCAGAAGTTGGATAGTCAGGAAACAATAAAAACCTATTCCTAAAGACTAAACGTGATTTTACTTTCGTTTCCATCATTAATCTTTTGAAAGTTGGTTGATTGCTTTTTGTCGCGGTGTCAGTTTCTCCACCTTCAATGATTCAACCCAGTTCAATAAAGTTTTTCGGGAAAATACAAGCCGCTTACCAATCCGCGAACACGGGATATCGCTGATTGCTGACATTTTATACAAATTGGCTTTGGTTGTTGGATAACCATTATCAGCAAGTAATGACAATGCCTGATCGACAGTTAGGTTGTCGGGTAGCTTTGCGGGTGTTTCTGGAATTCTGATTTTTCGGACTTCTGTTCTTAATTCTGCCAATTCTAAGAGAATTAAGTCGAATGGATTTACTGTTCCCATAATTTTTAAATTTTTAATTATGGTACAAATATACAATATGAAAAATAATTAAGTAATTGATTCACAAAGATATAGATAGATAAAAGTAGAATTCCATTTTTATCTATTTGATTTGCATTATCCTTTTTGAAAATTGTTCAATTATGTTACTTCCTTCAAGTTTCTTGTTCTGTATAGAATCTTGCAATAAATAGCTCATAAACCCTTTGTAGTTACCGAAATATCCGAAATATTTATCCATTGCGTTGTATATTGCCGAAGCATCCTTATAAGGTTCTATTCGTTTTGTTTTGACCAATGCTGTTAATAATCCTGCATGGTGCTTAGTTTTCATTTATCAAATATTCAGGAAATAGTTTTACATACAACATTTCGTTGTTGCTTGGAATGTCCTCTAAGAATCTTTTGTATTCGATTGCTTTACCTATCAATTCATTTTCCTTTAAATAAAACTGCAAATCCTTTGCCCTCTTTAGTCTTTCCTCTATTTCTTTAATCTGAATTTCAGCGAAGATATTTTTATCTCTCAGTTTAGATTTGACAAACTCTCTTTCAAAAATTAACTGAAAATCTCCATCAGTTTCAGCTAAACGATTAATAGGTATTTTTAGAGATTCAATTATTTTTTCCTGTGTTTTAGGTTCAGAATAAAGTGTACCATCTTCTTTATATTTCAAGATATGTTCACCGTTTTGATTATTAAAGGATAGGTTTCCTTTTTCATTTAATCCATAGTCATAGTCATAATCAACCAGACTATCTTCTTTTAAACTTAACAGTTCGATGAGGTCAAAAACTTCTTTAATTTCAATTTCCATTGCTTTCAAAATTGGTTAACAGTTTTGAGTTTTTCTTTCTTTCTTCTGGTTCGAATGATGACAAATAATTATCGGTTGTTTTTTGGTCAGAGTGTCCAAGGCTTTCTGAAATATAGGCAATATTGGCTCCCGACCGTTTTAGAACAGTCGCATAGCTGTGTCGCGCGGTGTAAGTACTGAGTTTTCCAATGTTTAAAACCTTTCCTATTCTTTTTAAACGGTCGTTTGTACTTTTAACAATATTCTTAGTCACCAGCTTCAACTCCCTTGGTGTTTCCTCCCCTGTGAGTATTGGAAAAATAAAATTGTCCGGCCTTGGTTCGTTTCCCCATCGCTGAATGATATCTCTCATTTCAGTAGTTACATCAGCAATGATTTCTGTTTTCTCCTTTTCTGTATTTATGGTTTTTTGCCTGTACCAAACAATTTCTCCATTCTGATAATTTGAATACTTCAACTGCAGAAGGTCCGCAAAATTGATTCCATTACATAAGTAGCTGAAAAACCATAAGTCGCGGTAAAACTCTGTTTTGGGGTTTCCATCCGTAAAATTTACAACCTGCCAAATCTGATTTAAATTGAGCGCCAGCTTACGTCCTTTGCCAGTTGGTATTTGGTACTTACCTTTTCCAAAAGGATAAGCAGACAATTTAATCAACCCTGTTTTTTTCGCATCGTTTAAAATGGCTCTGATTGCTCTCATGTGCATTCCTACGGTTGTGTATGTTTTACCCTCATCTAATAAAAATTTCTGATAACCTTCAATCCATGCTTTACTGATAGTTGAGAATTTAATCGATTCTCCTTTATATCGAATAACTCCCTTCAGAACATTATCATAATAAAGTCGGGAACCTTCTCTTCCTTTTTCTTCAAGTTCCTTTATTTTATCTTTAAAAAATCCGTTCAACGTATCACCGGAACTTTTATCCAATGTCCTACTTAAAGCATCGAAAGAAAAATTTCCTTCTTTAACCAATACCTTAACCTTATCCGTTGCCAGTTCAAATATTGCCTGAATATCATTTCTAACATTTATCAATTCCCGGCTCTTGGATTCCGGCAACTTTTCCCACTCGATGGCAGATAGTTTCTTTCCAGTCGGGAAGTAAATCCTATCTCGTTTATAAGTCACTCTGACTTTAACAGGGTACAATTCAGCCGAATTTTGCACACGGCTATCAAATATCGTTGCAACTGTAATTCCTTCAATAGCGTATTTATACATAGGTTTCAGAAGTTTTTTACAAGTGAAAAACTTGCACACAATTTACACACAACTTCAAAGAATATATACAAAGATAGTAAATTATTGGTAAATATAAATAATATCCTTATATTTGATAATCATTTATTTATGGAATATTTCAGACGAAAGTGAAATATAGAAAAAAGGTAATTTTATGACTCTGAATCAGAAGAGTTCAGGTTCGAAACCTGACAGGACAACTTGGAAAGAAATTCACATCGATTAAAATGCCGGTAAACCTATAGGTTTACCGGCATTTTAGATTCAATTCAATTTGAAAATACTTTAAACTGTGG